AGGAGACGGTGAAGAACTGACAGTAGTGGCTACACGCCAGTCAGGTAAATCTGAAGTACTGTCAGCAGTTATGGCTGGCATGATGGTCATCTTGCCAAAGTTGGCTCCTATTTACCCAACATGGTTAGGTAAGTTTTCTAAGGGATTTTGGGTTGGAGTATTTGCACCAACTGAAGAACAGGCTGAAACCGTGTTTGGGCGTATCGTTTCAAAACTATCAAGTGACCACGCTCTAGACTTCCTCCTTGACCCTGAGATTGATGACAAGGCGACATCAGGTGGTACCCGTGGACGTGGTCGTATCATTACTTTGAAGCACTCTGGTTCACTCTGTCGTATGCAGACCTGTAACCCCAAGGCAAAGATTGAGTCTAAGACCTATCATTTTGTACTTATTGACGAGGCTCAGGAAGCCGATGAGTTTATGATTAACAAATCAATTAAACCCATGTTGGCGTTCAACAACGGTTCTATTTGTTTAACTGGTACGGCTAGTAGAAACAAATGTTATTTCTACAAAGCAATTCAATACAATAAGCGCCGTGCTGTAAGTGGTCGCAAGATTCGCCCATGCCATTTTGAGTATGACTACAAGACCGCATCAAAGTACAACGACAACTACGGAAAGTTTATTTCTAAAGAAAAACTGCGTATCGGTGAGGATTCAGATGAATTCCAGATGTCCTATGTAAACAAATGGATTCTTGAAAAAGGTATGTTTGTTACCGAAGAACGAATGGACCGTTTGTATGACCCTTCTATGGGTCTTGTTAAGCAATGGTGGAGAACACCAGTTGTTATTGGCATTGACGTTGCTCGTGCAAATGACTCTACAGTTGTCACAGTTCTGTGGGTTGACTGGGACCACCCAGACCCTTTTGGCTTCTACGAGCACCGAATACTCAACTGGCTTGAGATTAACAATGAAGAGTGGGAAACCCAGTACTTTGAAATAATTGACTTCATCCGTAACTATGACGTCCTACGCATGGGTGTAGACGCTCAAGGTGTTGGTGGTGCTGTAGCGGAACGTCTACAGGTTCTTCTTCCTGACATTGAGGTTCTTGCGGTGTCTTCTGACTCTAAGGCTCAGAATGAACGTTGGGTCCATTTAACGGAACTCATCCAGCGTGAACAGTTAATTATTCCTGGGCACAGTAAGGCTCGCCGTAACCGTACTTGGAAACGTTTTAACCAACAAATGGCAGACCTTGAAAAAGTATATAAAGGTCCGTACATGCTTGCCGCCGCCCCAAATGAAAAGGGAGCCTTTGACGACTACCCTGACTCTTTGGCTATTGCTTGCCACATGACCATTCAAGATACTATGCCTCAGATTATGGTGGCTGAGAATCCGTTTTTCAGGTAGATGACCCTAAAGTAGTGTAAAGTGGTATTAAGTAAACCACATCCCTATTTGGAGGATTAAGTGACCGTATCACCAAACCCAATGTTCCCTGAAAAGGGAGTTAACGTTTTTGAGAGCAGTTTTGCTCCTAGTATCCCAATGAACAAAGGACCTCTTCGTTTTGAAGAAGGTGTTGCAACAGACACCGATGTTCCTCATGACTTCGCTCAGGGTGCATACATGGACACTCAGCCATATGGTCGTTCTAACCACAACAACCCAGAGGCTTTCTACAAGCATGCAATGGACACCATGCGTGAACGTGCTCACGTAGGTTCTGCATCTTGGATTGAAGCCCCAACAGTCTTGTCAGACTTTGTACAGGGTGCCATGAGTGGCGATGCAATGCCTCAGTTTGAGTATGCCTACAACTCAGGCGCTCACATGAACCGTCCAAACCCAACTGTCGTAAACGACTAAATAATGGACGCAGGCGCTCCACCAAGTGGTGCCCCTGTCACAGGAGACAGTGGTGATAGCACCGCTGGGGATAGTGGGGAACAAGGTGTACAGAGGGTAGGTCTACCTTCTATTACTTCATCAATCTCTGGACTACCTATTTCTCCTGTATACGCAGGTGCATTAGGTACTTATAAATTTGACGTAGGTCGTTCTCGGAAATCATCTTTTCACGCCTCTCGTCAGTCTTACACTTATTCTCAGGCTGAAGTACGCCATAAGTATGTTCCACAGCGCCGTGGTTCCCAAGCCCAAGTACATCAGCAAAAGACCATGGAGGGTACGGGAGAGATATTCACCGACCCTATGGATGAGTTTAAGCCTCAAGTGTTTAAAGAAGCCCGCCGTTCTACGGACATTGGTAATGGTGCTGACGAGCACAAGCGCCGTGAGCCTGCTGGTAAATACCGTGGTGCTGGTAAAGAAGCGTACCGTCAAGATAACCGTGGTAACTCAGAAACTTCTGTAAAGCGTCAACTACGCTATTCACAAGGATAATTGTGGTTGCTAAAAAGAAAACAAAAGAAACACAAGCGCAAAAACGCTCATCTGTAAACCCGTTTACGGGTACTAGTGCAAACCAATTTACAGATACAACTAATACAACACTTCCAAATGCTGTTGTAAAAGGCAATGCACCTAAAGTGCTAACAAGGTCTGAAAAGATTCGTAAAACAATTGAAGCAAAAAATAACAAGACTAGTTTTAATAAAGTCTATGAAAGTTCTTCTTCTCCAATTGACCCTGCTTTAGGCAATCGTTTTATAGAGCCTGAAAACATCCCTGCTTTGCGCCAAGGGACTCTTAAATCAGGTGCTGGTGGTACTTTGACTCCTGCCTTGGTTGGTTGGGTTGCTGGAGTACATAACACTTTTCCAGATAAGCCAACTGGTCCCGCAATTAATGAACCGCATGAGGCTGCTTCACACGAAGTTGTGCAACGAAGACTAGAAGACTTGAGTGGTAATGAAATTGAGCACATGGACAAAACCATGTCTCAATATGGGTATGCAGGGGATACTCCACAAGAAAAGGTTGAGCATTTAGGAAACATCCAAATGCGTAACATGTTTAGAGTTTTGTCAGAAAATACACAGGCTGGTGTTAATGAAAACTCCCGTCAGTTATTTTACGGTGGTACTCCAAACACACGTATTTCTGACCCCGTACTACATAAATTGCACGAAGATAAGGTTCTTGAAAGCCAGCGTCGTTTTAATATGGGCGTTTCGGGCATCGCAAACCACCCAGAATTTACTAATAGGTTTGGGCACCTTCCAGGGCATGAGCAAGACGAAATTGCAAGAACAATGGAGGCAACAGCGCTTGCAGACACTAGCCCAAACAGCAAATGGCAAACGTCTAAAACAGGGCGTTGGCCTAACATGGAGCAAGGTGAAGAAGTTGTTTTCTCAGAGTTTGAAGGGCGTCCTCCTAAATTTATTTCTGGAAGAAAACAAAACAACGTAAAGGCTCAAAAGAATATTGCTACCATTTCTACTGAAGGTCCTTCTGCCTTGCGTGATATGACTAGAACCCCTAAGACAACTCCTTTCCGTGGGGCATTGATTCAACATGATTCTCCTGATTCTTTTACTGTTTCTGACATCCATGAAGGAAAACAAATTGCCCCACACTTGACGGTAGAAAAACCCAACACGTATGTAAAACGTGATTCAGAGGGAAATCAAGTTGGTAATTTAATACAGATAGAAAGAAACCAACCTGTACCAAGGGGTTATAAACCCCACGTTGACGAAACAGGTAAGCAAAAAACTGGAGATAGCCAAATAGAAGCAATGCTGTCTGATTCACACGGAACCATACATGCTGCTAACGATTACGCCACACGCCAAGTAAACGCTGAGTTGGGAATATCTCGTGGAGTTAACTATGCTGACAACTTAAACGTTGGGCAAGCAGCACGGTGGGGTTCTCAACAACAACATCGTGCAGATGTTCCAACCAGTCACGCTGACCTTTACCCAGTTGTCAGGTCATGGGGTAGTGAAGGCTCCACACTTGCCAAGCCTTCATGGATGCCTGAAAACGGTGGACAGTGGGATGCGCTGTTTGAAGATAAAAGTGTTTCTCCTGTATGGACAGAAAATAAGAATACAAACTCTAAAAAAGACCCAACGACCCTCCCCTACATTGCTTAATTTTTTATGGACCCCGCACT